GTTAGATTTAGTTATATGCAAAACTATAGCAGGGGGGGTTATAAAACAAGTTAGATGAACTTAAACTGGTTTTAGTTTGGGTTTTAAAAAAAAATAAATGACAGGTAGAAAAAAAATACCAACACAATTAAAAAAATTGCGTGGAACTTACGCAAAGTCCAGAGAGGTTGAAAATGAAATGCAAGTGGCAAAAGTTGAGCAACCACCAAAGCCCCCAAACTGGTTAACTAAAATAGGAAAAGAACAATGGGTTTTAGTTACTAATGAACTCTTTAAATTACAAATGTTACATGCGGTTGATCTAGCTTTAGTTGAAGCGTATTGTAACGCAATGGCTTTGCACATTGAAACAGAAAAAGTTTTGCATGAAACTGGTAGGATTCAAATTTATCGTGATGAAGATGGAAGGGTTAAGCATTCACAAATTGTTCCTTTAGTTACAGTTAGTAAACAAGCGTTAGCAGATGCAGTTAAACTAGCAACTCAATTTGGATTCACCCCATCAGCTAGAACTAAAATCAATGCACCACAACCAACAGAAATAAAAGATGAACATAATTTTTTTGAATAATGGATTATTATTTTGATGAAAAATCTGCTGACAGGGCGGTTCAATTTATAGAAAAATACATAACACATTGTAAAGGTGAGTTGGCAGGGCAACCATTTATTTTAGAAGATTGGCAAAAAGAAAAAATTATTGAACCTTTGTTTGGTTGGAAACGTGAAGATGGAACAAGAAAATTTAGAACTTGTTATATTGAGATTCCAAGAAAGAATGGGAAGTCAACATTGTGTGCAGGACTTGCATTGTATATGCTTTATGCTGATGGTGAATTAGGTGCTGAAGTTATTAGTGCTGCTGCTGACAGACAACAAGCAGGAATTGTTTTTGACATTGCAAAAAATCAAGTGTTAAATAATAAAGAACTTTCAAAGCGTGGAAAGGTTTTTAGAAACTCAATTACATTAGAAAAAAATAATTCTTATTACAAAGCAATTTCAGCAGATGCAAATACTAAACATGGATTTAATTGTAGTGCAATTATATTTGATGAACTCCATGCACAACAAAACAGAGAATTATTTGATGTGTTAACAACATCAACTGGTGCTAGAAAACAACCATTAACAATTTGTATAACAACCGCAGGATATGATAAAGAATCAATTTGTTATGAAGTCCACGATTACGCACAGAAAGTAATAAGCGGTGCAATAAAAGATGAATCATTTTTGGGCGTTATATTTGCAGCAGACAAAAAAGATGATTGGACAAAAGAAGAAACATGGAAAAAAGCAAACCCCGCTTTTGGAAGTATTATTAAAAAAGATTATTTCGTTCAGCAATTTAACAAAGCACGACAAATTGCATCTTATGAAAACACATTTAAAAGATTACATTTAAATATCTGGACCGCTAATGAAACTAAATGGATTAATCAGGATGTTTGGGATTCATGTAATTTAGGTGAAATAGATTTAGAATCCATGAAAAAAAGAGATTGTTTTGGTGGTCTTGATTTAGCATCTACCAGAGACATAACCGCTTTGACATTAATATTTCCAAATGAAGATGGTAGTTTTGAGGTTGTGCCATTTTTCTTTTTACCTGAAGAAAAGGTTTATTCTAAAAAAGATTCTGATGGTGTAGATTATTTATCGTGGTGTCAAAATGGTTTTATAATAATGACAGAAGGAAATGTTGCAGATTATAATTTTATTCAGGAAAAGATTTTAGAATTATGTGAAATGTTTAATGTTGTTGGCATTGGTTTTGATAGATGGAATAGTAGTCAGTTAGTAATTAATTTAGTTGATGAGGGTGTTAAAATGAATCCTATTGGACAGGGTTTTGCAAGTATGTCAGCACCATGTAAAGAATTAGAAAAGTTAGTTTATTCTAAACAACTTAATCACGCTGACAATCCTGTTATGAAATGGATGGTTTCAAATGTTCAAATCCAAAGTGATGCAGCAGGAAATATAAAATTTAGTAAATCAAAATCTAAATCAAAAATTGATGGTCCTGTTTCAATGGTTATGGCGTTGGCACAATACATGAATCAGGAAGAAGATGATAGAAGTGTTTATGATAATAAAGACATTTTATTTATATGAAATTTAAAGAGTATTTAAAAGAATTTGAAACTCATTATGATTCAAAAAATGGGCGTTCTGCATGGGAAAAAACTGAAGAAAAACATTTTGAAAAACATGGGAAAAGTAAATATCGAACCTATCAATCTTTTAAAACCATGAAATCTAGGAAAAAAAATAAAAACTAATTTCAAAAGTTTATTGTATTATTAAATAATATTCATTATATAGTGTAATTATTCTAGAATAATTATGGGTTTATTTGATTTTTTATTTCCAAAAAAAGAACAAAGAAGTGCTAATAACTTTTTAGATTCATTTGGGATTTCATCATCGGGTGTTCCTGTTTCTGAAAAAGGTTCAATGCAATTAACTGCAGTGTGGAGTGCGGTTAATTTAATATCATCCACGATAGCTGCTTTACCTTTAAACGTGTACACTAGAGACAAGCAAGGGGCAAAACAAATTTCTTATGATTCACCCTTACAAAATTTGTTGCACAATGCACCTTCAGAAAACTACACAAGTTACCAGTTCAGGAACACGATGGTGTGTCATTTATTATTGTATGGAAATGCGTATGCAATAATTGAAAGAAATGGGGGTGGAAGACCAATTAGTTTTAAAATTGTTGAACCTGAAAATGTTGAAGTAAGTGTTGGGGCAGATGGAAAATCATATTATACAATTCAAAATCAAGATAAGGTTTATCAAAATAAAGAAATTTTACATTTTGTTGGATTGTCTTATGATGGCGTAAAAGGTAAATCACCAATTACTGCGTGTAGGGAAGCATTAGGTTTAGGATTAGCAACACAAAAATTTGGTGCAAAGTTTTTTGAAAATGGTGCAATACTTTCAGGAGTTTTGCAAACTGATGGAAAACTAACAGAAGAATCCGCACAACGATTAAGAACATCATGGAACAATCGATTCGGTGGTGTTTATAAATCACATTCAACTGCGGTTCTAGAAGGTGGTGTAAATTACAAACCAATTTCTGTTCCATTGGTAGATGCAGAGTTTGTAAAAAACAGGTCATTTACAATTGCCGAAATAGCTAGAATATTTAGAGTTCAACCGCATATGATAATGGATTTAGAACGAAGTACAAACAACAATATTGAACAACAATCAATTGAATTTGTTACATATACGTTGATGCCTTATCTAGTTAACATAGAACAAGAATTTAACAGAAAAATATTTTCACCTAATGAACAAAAAAACTCTTATGTTAAGTTTAGAGTTTCTGAATTATTAAGAGCTGATGTAGATTCAAGGGGTGACTATTACAGAAGATTATTTGAGATAGGGGTTCTATCTGCAAATGAAATTAGAGAATTTGAAGATTTAAACAGAATTGAAGGTTTAGATGAACATTATGTTCCTTTAAATTTAGGTGAAGCAGGACAAAAAAGAAATACAGAAGATGGCGGAAATGTATAGTGATTACCCACAATCTGCGGTAAATAACGCAAAACGTGGAATAAAACTAAATGAAGAACAAGGAAATAAATGTGCAACTAATATTGGAAAACAAAGAGCCAAAGATATAGTTGCAAAACGTGGTTTTAGTTTGTCTGTTTTAAAAAGGGTTTATTCTTATTTGTCAAGGGCAAAAGAATATTATGACCCTTCGGATGATGAAGCATGTGGAACAATTAGTTATTTATTATGGGGTGGTGAGAGCATGAGAATTTGGAGTAAAAGAAAATTAGAAAAAATAGAAAAAGAAGAAAACCGACAGGTATCGGATAAAATTAGAAAAGGTTTGGAGAATAAAGTAAAAGACCATAATGCAGAAATTAAAGATTTAAAATTAAGTTGGAATGCTAAAACAACTTATGCTGAATTATTAGAAGTATTTGAAAGAGGTTTAGGGGCATATAAATCAAATCCTGAATCAGTTAGACCAGGCGTTAAATCTCCTGACCAATGGGCATATGCAAGGGTAAATTCTTTTTTATATGCTTTAAAAAATGGAAAATTTAGAAGTGGTAAACATGACACAGATTTATTACCAAATAATCACCCTGTAAAAAAAGAAATGAAAGAAGAAAAAAATATAGATATGAAAAAAATAGATAAAAGACACATTGATAAAATTGAAGAAACAGAAACACATTATGTAATTCATTATTTAAAAGAAGGAAAGTATGAAGAAGATGAAGAAATGGTGGAAGAAATAATTGAAGAAGAAGAAGTTGCAGAAGGAGAACACGATAAAGATATGTACAGAAGTTTGACGAAAGAAGAAGGTTTTGAAAGAAGAACTTTTAATACAACTGAAATGAGATTAGACCAAGAAAATGACAGAAGGGTTGTTGGTTACGCATCAGTTTTTAATTCATTATCAGAAAATCTTGGTGGATTTAGAGAATTAATTTCTGAAAGAGCATTTGATGAGGTTATGGAAGATTCTGTTGTTGCTTTAATAAATCACGATATGAACTATCCTTTAGCTAGGACAGATAATGGAACATTAACGTTAAGCGTTGATTCTAAGGGTTTAAGATACTCTTTTGATGTTCCTGAAGGTTTATCATATGGAAATGATTTATTGATTAATTTAAGGGCAGGGAACATCTCACAATCATCATTTGGTTTTATTGTTGAAGAAGATTCATGGGAACGAAAAGATGGTGAACATATTAGAACAATTGAAAAAGTTTCAAGGCTAATTGATGTTTCACCTGTTACAATACCTGCGTACCCTGCTGCAACCGCACAAGTTTCAACAGTAGCACAAAGAAATTTAAATTTACAAAAAGAAAAACACGAATACCAAAAAGAAGAACAGGATTTACACAAACGTAACCTGATGGAATTAAAGTTAAAAATAATTAAAAACAAGAAAAAAAATGGATAGTTTAAAATTTAAACAAGAAAGAGCAACCATTATAGAAAATATGGAGGCTTTAGTAAGTCAGGCTAAAGAAGAAAAGCGTGATTTGACAGAAGAAGAAACAAACGAATTTGATGCGTTTGATTCTACAATTAAAGACCTAGACAAAAAAATTGAAAGGTCAGAAAGAATGGAGAAATTAAATGCAAGTATTGCATCTAAATCTACAAGTAGTGTATCAAAAGAAACTCCAAAAGAAATAAGAGATTACAGCTTTCAAGAAGCAATGAAACAAGCTTATTCAGGAAGAATGGAAGGTCTTGTAAAAGAGATGGACCAAGAAGCTAGAAATGAAGCACGTTACACAGGACAATCTTTTAAAGGTATTGCAATTCCTTCATCAGTTTTAACAACTAGAGCTGCTGTTGCAACATCAGCAGGAAATGCAACTGAAGTAATGTCATGGACAGACCAACTAGAAAACAATTTAGTTCTTGCTAGTGCAGGTGCTAATTTTTATGGTGGTGTTAACAACATGAAGTTTCCTGTATTTTCTAGTATAAATTCAGGATTCGTTGCTGAAACAGGTGGTTCTGCACCTGCTGCAAATGGAACTGCAAGTTCAATTACCTTATCACCAAAGAAAATGATTTCTATTGTTAATGTATCTGCTGAAGCTATGGCGCAAAACTCAGGTCTTGAAGCTGCTTTAAGAAGAAACATGGCTGCTAATATTGCATCTACATTAGAAAGTGCATTATTACAATCTGATGGTGATGTTTCAAATGGTCCTGAATCAATCTTTAGAGATGCTGCAACAGGTCCAACTACTGATTTTACTGCTGCTGCTGCTGTTAGTATGGAACAAACATTGATTGCAAATGGTGTTCAATTACAAGGGGCAAGAATGGCATATTTAATGGATTCTGATGCTTATGCTGCTGCCAAAACTGCGGTACAAGTTACAGGTGTTTCTGCTTTATATGATAATACAGATAAGTCTGTTAACTCATATTTCTCATTTGTTTCAGGAAATGTTGCATCTGATGGAACTGCTGATAAAGCACACGTTTTATTTGGTGATTTCTCAAAATGTCACATTGCACAATTTGGTGGTTTAGATATTTTATTTGACCCATATACAAACGCAGGGACAGGAGAAGCAAGAATGGTTGTGACATCACTTGTTGATGGAAATGCGGTTCAAAATGATACTGCATTTGTTCAGTTATCTGAAGCATAATTAATATTATTTTATTTAAATAAGGGGGAAGGGTTTTTGCCCTTCCTTTTTATTTTTTAATACAAAAAAAGATAATGGCTAGATTAACCCAAACAACAACAGGTACAGAAATTTTAACAACTGCTGAAGCAAAAACACATTTAAGAGTTACGCATTCTG